TTTTGGCATAGCATAATTTCAACAACGAAACGAAAAAAAGATACCCACAAGGTGGGTATCACAACTGTCAGGTTGTTGTCCTCCTTATGGGTACCATTTTAATGCGTATGGTCCAAAAAAACTTTCAGAGATGGTGAGAAAAAAACCTCCAATGATATAATAAAAGTGGCTGGCAACCGCAAGAATTATAATCAAAGGAGGACTCTCAATGAGAGATGATAATACCTTATCACACACAACGTATAATTGCAAATATCACATAGTCATTATACCAAAGTACAGAAGAATGGTAATATACAGAAAATTAAGAAAAGATATAGGCGCTATTCTCAGAGCAGTAGCAGAAAGAAAACCAGGAGTTGTAATTCATGAGGCTGAGGCATGTCCTGATCATATACATATGTTGATGACGATACCACCAAAATATAGCGTATCGTCTTTCATGGGTTATCTGAAAAGCAAATCAACACTGATGATTTTTGACAGACATGCAAATATGAAATATAAATATGGTAACAGAAAATTCTGGGCGAAAGGATATTATTGTGTGACAGTAGGACACAATGAAGAAGCTGTAAAACGATATATAAGAAATCAATTACAGGAAGATAGACTTTCGGACCAGATGAGCATGAAGGAGTTTATTGATCCTTTTACAGGAGATAAAATTAAATAAAAAAACCCCTTTTAGGGGTTATAGGTAAACGTGTTGTGGTTGTCAGTCTTCAGTAGTCGAAGGACTCGCACAACGACATGCCCTTACAGGGCGGGTTCATACCACTGATTTTATCAGTGGTTATGATATCGGAAACAATGAAAGGGCTGCACCGACACCTAAACAGATTCCTATACCTATATTGTCAAAACAAATACCAAATACGACACCTAAACTGATGCCAATAGGTAAATAATATGCTAATTTACCATTGTCTTTTTTCATGAAATCACCTCGACTAGAGTATATCATACCTATGTGAAGATAAGATGTTTATTGTGGAAATAATGCCTTAAGAATATTCTCTAACCCATTTTTATCGATAGATTTACAGATGATATCGGCTTGTGCCTTTAATTCATCTACGGCATTACCCATAGCTACACCTATCTGACATAACTGAATCATTTCAATATCATTAAGACCATCACCAAATGCATAGGTATCTTTGATATCTAAACCATAATATTCGAGAACTTTCTTAATACCGATGGCTTTACTCATGGTTGGTGAAAAGAACTCAAATGAATTATCACTGCCATGCTGATCAAAACTGATAGTAGTACCAAACTTACCATCTAAATAGTCGCTTACTTTCTGCTTGTCTTTATTTGTGACATTGGCTTCTATTTTAATGGCACGTTTTAAGACATCATCGCGGTCAAAATCCATAGAGAACATCTCTTCCATGCCGAGGTTCTTAAAGAACGTATAAAGCTCTTTATAACGCTTATCAATATAAATATGATGTGCTGTTTCAATCATATAATCACAATTCAGTTCTTCAAGCATATCAACTGTCTGAGTCGCAAGTTCTGTATCCATTCTCTCTTCAAAGATAGATTCACCATCAATCTCGATATAACCACCGTTATATAAGACATAACCGTCAAAACCCAAATCAAGGAACTGCTGGTTAATCATGGCTTTAGGACGACCACTGCAGATAAAAAGCTTATGCCCATCATTTTGAATTCTTTTAAGTTCTCTTTTTACACCTTCAGGTACTTCATAAACTCCATAAGTGTTATCTACAAGCGTACCATCAATATCAAAAAATAATACTTTTTCTTTCATATGTATCTACTTTACCTCTGGTCTTAATATTTCTACAAATTTAAACTCATTGTTGTCATATGTATAATGAAGAATACAGCAATTAGTTAATCCTCCAGAGTTAAAAATAATGGCTGGGTCATTAAATGCACTAAAGAATTGCATAGAAGCACCGGCATGACTTACTGCAAGAACCACTTCATGGTCTTCTTTATTCATGATTTCAGTTAGTGTTTTTACAACTCTATGTTGTACTTGTTTGGTTGTTTCGCCACCATAATGGGGAAATAAGTCATCATATTTAAAATCATCAAAATGAGGATTTAAATCTTCACTTTCTCCTTCAAATAATCCAAAATCTCTTTCCTTAAGACCTTTTACTCTTGTATAAGGTACTTGACCATCTGTTACTATTTCTAATGTATCAGATGCTCTTTCAGCCGTACTAGAGTAGTAATGATCAAAAGAAATATCCTTGATTAACTCTTTTGCAGCTTCTGCCTGCTTAATACCTAGTTCAGTAAGCGGAGAATCACATGATCCCTGAATTCTTCTTCGAACATTAAATAGAGTCTGTCCATGACGCATCATATACAAATGTTTCATAATAATTTTCCTCCTGTATTTATGCGGTTTTTTAGGGGTTTGAAACACTATGAAAGCGTAAACTAGTAACAAATCAGTAACAAGAAAAGCCGCTTAGAGTGCTTCAACCGCTAACACAATAAGTATATCACAATATAATAAAAAAGCCGACAAAAGCCGGCTCTCTCATATAAGAAAAATAATAAAGATTTTGGTTTGTTGTAACTTGCAGAAAGGAGACGCATATTTACAACAACCTAATTATATAATCATGAGTGCTATTTATCAAGTACCATATGGAACGCTTTCGGAACGCTCATGGAACGCTAGAATTTTATCTTGTTGATCTCTGTCCATAATTTATTTTTTGAGGCATTGGTATAGATATCAAAGGTGATATCATTCAGTTTGTGCCCAAGAACCTTCTTACGTATATAAATATCAATATTGTAAAGCTGACAAAGAGAAGCAAAAGTATCTCTTGTATCATGCATCTTGTGGTTCATGCCCAGCTGATCATTGAGGGCATAGAGAACAGTCATGTAAAACCATGTTCTTTTTGAATCAAATAGTCTTTCTTTCTTATTAATCAGTTCGTCAATGACATACTGCTTGATTCCTTCATGAATTGGAATGATTCTGTTTCTTCCGGCTTCGGTCTTAGAACCGGTAATGATATAACTGATTTTTCTCTCTACTCCGTCATCATTGCAAGGCTCGTCTATGTGTATCTGTTTTCTATCAAGTGAGAGGAGTTCAGAAAGCCTACACCCTGTATAGATATAAATAAGCAGCACATGCGCTTCTGGTGTATCTAGTTTCTTGAGTTTTCTTATCTCATCTAAAGTAAAGGCTTTATGCATTGTTGACTTAGGAAGGCTCTTTATTTTTATATAAGTAGAATAATCATCGTCTCTACTGATATATTTGTGTGTTACTGCATACTCGAAGATTTTGACACAGATGTACTTCATATCTCTCTGTACACTTACACCAGTATCCATTTCATCAAATATGTTCTGCATGTCTCTTAATGTGATTATATTGACAGGCATATTTGACAGCCTATCAAGGTGGCTAAAAGCGTTTAGGATGTTTTTATGTCCTTTTTCGGTTCTCTTAATAAAGGTTTCATTGTCTATGATATTAAATATTTCCTTAAACGTTGGTACTCTCTTCTGAGTCTTTTCCTGTATTCTGTCAAACAGATCAGGAGCAAGGTTTCTTGCTTCTTCGTTTGTTATGCTGCTTGATCTCTTTAATGAGTAAAGGGATAAGGCATTCAATGCTTCTTCTCTAGTGGCAAAGGTGCCTATACATATCTGTTTCTTCTTGCCTGTTATTATATCTCTTTCATCGCTCATAACTCTTGCACAGTAGGGGTTTCTTCTTTTGCCCGATAATTTAACCACGGTTCCTGTATTATTCGGTCTGCGTCTAAATCTAGAGTTTCTAGGCATAATATGACACGTCCTTTCATTAATGCTGTTGTATTTGACAAATGTTATTTAGCGTGATATTCTCACATTAGAAATAAGACCCAGGACAGGTAGCTAAATGCTAAGCGTGCTATTTTGTACGTTGCCTCCTGGGCTTTCTTTTTTTTAGTTAAATATAACGCGTCCTTTCAGTTGTAATTTGCCTTGTACGTGCCAATCGTGATATAATTGAGTACGTAAAAGGACTTTATGCGAGGTTTCTTTTATATGAGTGATACGCCAATATCACTGTTGCACCCTAGCGCCAACTAGGGTGTTTTTTTATTGTATAAAGCAAAAGCCCCTTATCTTTTGATAAGGAGCTTTACTAACCGCATCAGGTGCAGTCATTTCTGTTCCTTACCATTATATACATCAAAAAAGATTTTATCAATGCTTTTTAAACCCACACCTTAATTACTATAAGAACCAGTAACTACCTGATTGCCAAATTTAAAATATGATAGGTTTCCGCTTCCGTCATCGTTCATTCTAAACTGCATAACAAAATAAGTTCTTAAATTTGCGCTAAAACTATTTTGAGCATCAACGTATGATGATACCGTTACAAGATTATTCACTTTTTTCATTCCCCATCCGTTTAGAGGGTCATACCAAGCCCCTGGATATTTTGCAGATCCTGGTGCCTTAAGAATCTGATTGACAATCTGCTCACATTCATCCTTTATACGGATTGCTTCGTCTATTGAGAGCGAATTTCTCTTTTGTTGAAGTTCCTGTTCTGCCTTTAATGCTTCTTCTTCAGCTTTTTTTCTCAGTTCTTCTTTTTGCTCTTCTGTAAGTTCAACAATTACTTTAAATCTGTTTGATTTGACAGTTTTTTCGTTATCGTCAGTTACTTTACATACAACGGTAGTGGCACCTTCTTTTTTTGCTTCAATCTTTCCTTCGTCGCTGATAGAAATGATATTAGGGTTATAGCTAGTATATTCAATATTTTCAACTACTACCTTATCAGGTGTAATTTTAGACTTTATTTTTTTGGTTGTTCCCTTATATAGGGTTATGTCTGATATTTTCACTTTTTCTATTTCTGGATTTTTTGATAATCCTGAAATACCACTAAAAACTGAAAGTACGCATACACCGATAATAGTGTATATAACTTTCTGCTTGACTGTATACTTGCTAGACTTATAAAACTTAATTAGATACTTACCACCATAATAAATAATAGCGAATGGCCAAAAAAATATAATAAGCAGTATCTTCTTCCATGTCATTTTCTTTTCTTTCATTTTTCCCTTCTCCTCTTTCTTATATTACATCACTTTGGAAAGCGACGGCTCTTCCGATTACTCTAACTTGATTCAACTGCTCACCTGTAAGGATTATATCCTGATACTTTGGATTCTCAGGCTTCAGAATAACTAGGTTCTGTTCACGATAATAGAAGAATCTTTTTAGTGTAGCCTCATCATCTATGATTACTACAGCAATCTCTCCATTTTCTACTATGTCAGTTTTCTTTACAAAGACAATATCACCGTCATGGATCCTTGCATTTATCATACTGTCGCCCTGACATTGAAGACAGAAATCAGCACCAATATCAGTACCAATCATTATATAACTTTCTCTGTCTTCATCCGCAAAGATAGGCTCACCACATGCTACCTTACCCAACATTGGGAGTTTAATTTTATCTATTTTGTAAAGATTGTCGTAAGTTGATGCTAGTTCTTGCTTATCTTTACTCTCTACTAAATCAGATTTTGCGATATTAAAATAATTAGCCATCATTTGTATCTTATCAATACGTGGATATTTCTTCCCATTAATCCAATCTGAAAAAGTAGTATATGCAAAACCTAAATCTGAACACATTTGTTTTCTTGTCTTATTATGCAATGCCATATAGTATTTAATATTTTTTGCCATTACTTCTTTATTCCCTAAGTCTGACATAAATCATACCTCCTTATATATATATAATATGCTTTTTGCGTAAAAATAACAATAAAAAACGATAAAATTACGCTTATCCGTTGACATAACGCTTAAAGCGTAGTAGAATAGATTAAGAAAGGAGGACATATCAGTGAAGAAAAAGTACAAAAGAAAAAGCAAGTACGAATTGCGTTTGACCCACATCGCACTTGCTACATCAATCATCAACCTGATGATTTCAATAATTAATTTGGTAAAAGATTTATTGAAATAAGGTTGAGGGGAGGATTTTCCTCTCCTTGATTGATATTAACTTTTTGGTTCGCTGTTGTCAATATATGAAGAAAAGAAAGGAGATATCAATATGCAGATTTTATTAGATATTATTCAAATTATTTTGAGTATCGTGACTATTGTTTGTCTTGTTAAATTAATTAATAAATAAGGGAAGTGAAAAAATGAAAAAAGCATACAGAGAAATGTATACATTAAGAACAGCTAGAGATAGATTAGGATTAACTCAGAAAGAAGCTGCTAAAAAACTTGGAATCAGTGATGATGTTCTTTCTAATTATGAAAGAGGGAAGACATATCCAAATGTTCCTATGTTGAAGAAAATAGAAGAAGTTTATCAAGTTGAATATGATCAACTTCTTTTTTTAGAAAAAGATAACGCTTAAAGCGTACTTTAAAGGAGGCTAATATGAACGAAGTACAATTATTTAATTTTGAAAGCCACGAGGTTAGAACGTTATTAATCAATAACGAACCCTATTTTGTAGGGAAAGATGTGGCAGAAGTGCTTGGGTATGCTAAGGCAAGAAACGCAATCGCTCAGCACGTTGATGAAGACGACGCCCTAAAACAGGGCATCACCGATTCACTAGGTCGCAGACAAGAAACAACATTTATTAACGAGAGTGGTTTATACAGTCTAGTATTATCAAGCAAATTACCATCAGCCAAGAAATTCAAACGTTGGGTTACATCTGAGGTGTTGCCAGCATTAAGAAAAACAGGGCAGTACCAAGTGAAGGAACTAAGCGGACAGGAATTAATGGCTAAGGCATTAATCGAGGCTCAAAGCGTCTTAGCTGCTAAGGATAAAGTAATCGAGGAGATGAAGCCTAAGGTTGTATTTGCTGATGCAGTAGCCACTAGCCATACATCTATCCTCGTTGGTGAACTTGCCAAAATCTTAAAACAGAACGGAATTGAAATGGGTCAGAAGCGTTTATTCGCATGGCTCAGAGAAAAAGGCTATCTGATCAAGCGCCAGGGCACTGATTACAACATGCCTACACAGAAGGCTATGGACCTCGGTCTCTTTGAAATCAAGGAAGGCTCTTACGTCAACGGCTCAGGAGTAAATATCACTACTAAGACGCCTAAGGTTACTGGCAAGGGTCAGCAGTATTTCATTAACAAGTTCCTTCAATAGGAGGTGATCATCATTGATGAATGGAGTATCAGCGTTGAGGAAGTAATGAGAATCACTAAGAAAAGTAGAGACTTCATCTTAAACGCTATAGAACAGGGCGTAATGCCTGGGTCAGTAGTAAAACATGACTCAGGTAAAAGAAGTACTTACATCCCTAGAAAGGCTTTCATGGATTACATGAACAATTATTATAGAGCTCCTTCAGATAAGTTGATTGCAGCAGTGGTAGAGGAGCTCACTAAAAGAAAGACAATTGAATAAGTAGCATAGTTGCTCGTAGGCACCTAAGGCCAAAGAAGGCAAATAATATTATTGTAGAATGTCTCGTTTTCATTTTTTTGGGAAATACCCTTCGTATGTGTATCTTACATTGAATATATTAATCCTTTTTAAATAATTTGTCTGTTGATCAAATAAATGCTTTCTTTGGCGCTAAGTGCTTATGAGCATATAAAAAAAGAACACACGACAGCCATCGTGTGCTCCCACTCAATCTTCTCGGAAAAGATTGATAAAAATCAGACAGTGATAAGTATATCACGGAAAGAGGAAATTATGAATAGTAAAAGAATCGTATTGATTGCATTTAACACTTTTGTTTTAGGCATGGTTATTTCAATGATTAGTACAGGCACAAATTGGGATAGTACAGCCGTACATGTCTCAAGTGCTTTCTCATTAGGATTAAACATCCTATTTCTAGAATATATCGGGTTAAAGGGGGATAAATAATCATGATCAAACACGTAGAAACACCTTTCCTACACCTTGAGATTAAAAACGGGAACTGTGAAGTAACAGGAAGAGGAAACGCATGGCAGTACTTATTGCTATTTGCTTACATCGTTAAAGCTGCCAAAGAAGGACGCTTCACTAATGGGTTTGACGATGAAGGAGAAGAAAAGGAATTCGTTAGAATTTTAAACAAGGTATACAAATGTCCAGATGATGCAATTGAAGTATTTGGACCATTAGGGGATGTAAATACAATCTCTGATATCTTAGAAGCACTAGATAACTTGTTCGGAGGGGATTACGTAGATGGAGAATAAGAAAGATATTCTAGAGAGCCTGTTTGAGACTCTCACTAGAACTAGAAAGTGGAGTGATGAAATAGCAGAAATGCTATATCACAAGGATAAGAACGGCAATGAAGAGGTCACTGTCAGACTTTATGAAGGCAACGCAGAAATGCTTATTGACGTTACTGGGGACAGTGGCATGGCTCTCATTAAAGATGTAATCGCAGCTTTAGAGGGAATACGATGACTTCCTTCAAAGGGTTGTTCGATTGTCTCTATGATCCGATTCCAAAAGATAAAGAAGGATGGCTCTCTCAGAGAAGAAAAGGGATTGGCGGTTCTGATGCTGGAATAATCGAAGGTGTCAACCGCTACACCACTCTTCACGAACTTTGGAAAGATAAGACAGGAAGACAGAAGAGACCTCAAGTCTCCAACCATGCCATTGAGATGGGCAACCGTCTAGAACCTGTAATGTTCAATTTGTTTAAAGCGCTTTATGGTGATGAATATGAAGTCATTGATACAAAGGATTATTCGTTATCTCGCAATGATAAGGATTGGATGCGAGCCAATCTAGATGGCGCTCTAATCAGAAAAGAAGATGGATCAAGCGGAATACTTGAAATAAAGTCAACCACTATTAATAAGTGGCAGTACTTCCAAGAAGAATGGGGCGATGATTCAATGCCTCAGACATATTACTGTCAGTGCTTGCACTACATGAATGTGACAGGTGCTGAATTCGTTGTCTTATTTGGTATTGCGATGATGCCATGGTGTGACGAGACAAAAACTATCATTAGAAGAATTGAAAGAAGCGAAGTGCTTTTGGATCTAATGCAGTTGGAGGCTGATGAAGAAGCCTTCTGGGAAAAGCACATCGTGGAAGATATTGAACCAAATTTTATTTAAAGGAGAAAAAGAATGAGATTTAAACAAGAAATTAAAGACCGCTTATATGGCGGTCACATCGGAATCGAAACAGACAAGATTGATTTTGAGATTCTCAAGGTCATGCTTGCTGATGACAACAAGAAGATTGCAGGCGGAAAGCCAGTAACTGAACTAGCATGGCCTTTTGGTGCAATCACAGCACTCACTGCAGTTAATGACAATGGTGAAGTATTCGCTGACAAGCAGATTGACATCAGATACGAACAGGTGAAGTTCAAGGATGCAATCATCGATGAAGAAGATATGCAGCCTATCGATACAGATGTCAATGAAGTTGCTGAAATGCCTAGTTTAAGCGTTGTGAAGGTCATTCCAGCGCAGATTGAAGGATGTAACGTAAAACACTTCAAAGAGGCGGTAAAGTCTTATTTGAAACGCTATGACGGCATTGTAGTGACTGCAGACAACTATAAAGAGTTATCTGATGTTGTTTCTAAACTGAAGAAAGAAAAAGACAATGTCAATGAAAGCAAGAAGGCAGTCAAGAAAGAAGCAATGAAAGTCTACACAGACTTCGAGAACGATATGAAAGAAGTTCTTAAGATGTTTGATGCTTCTATTAGTTCATTATCTAGTGATATTAAGGAATTTACAGATAAGGAAGTAGCAGAGAATGAAATGGTTGTAAGAAAACTCTGTAATAAGGCTCTTAATGATTATGTGCATAGAGGTGACTTTGATGGATATTGTGCAACTAAGGTTTTCTCTATTGAACCACGCTGGAGCTCATTAAAGAAGTTCATCAACAACAAGAAACCAACCAAAGCGCTGGTAGATGCAATCAAGAATGAATGTGAAAGAACTAAAGAAACATATAAATCATATATGCAGCGCTGTGAGTCTCTAGAAATCTATTTAGAGGCTAGATGTAAAGAAACTGATGTTGATCAAGAGATGATTGATGTGAGTGTCTACAAAGATAAGTTAAGAAACGGCTCTTTTGAAGACATTAAGCCACTACTAGAAAGAAGATTTAGAGAAATCATCAATAGACGAGATGAACAGGAACATCAGAAGGAAGAAGCGAAGAAGGAAGAAGTTAAGCAGCAGGAAAAGCCTGTAAATGTTTCTTCAGAAGAAAAAGAACCTCTAAAGATGTTGGTTGGTAAAATCGTAGGAACAAATTCAGCACTAAATGAATTAAAAACATCTCTAGACTATCTCAAAGCAAAATATGATGGTTGTTTCGATTATGATTTAAGATTCCCTAGAAAGAAAGAAGGTAAATAAAAATGACAGTTAAAAACAGTTTAAGAAAAGACACAACAAACAAAGCAAAATTCAGTACTTTTATCGCAAGCCCAGCAGTACAGAGAAAAATCAATAATGTTGTTGGCGGTAAGAATGGAACACGTTTCATTGCTTCTATTACTTCTACAGTTGTCAATGATCCAAAGCTTCAGGAGTGTGAGTTTAATAGTATCATTATGGCTGCATTCCTTGGCGAGGCGCTCAACTTATCTCCTTCTCCTCAGTTAGGACAGTACTACTTTGTACCTTATAAGACTAAGAGAGGGACAGTAGCACAGTTCCAATTAGGTTATAAAGGCTACATTCAGCTAGCTATCAGAAGTGGACAGTATAGAAAATTAAATGTTATTTCAATCAAAGAAGGTGAATTAATCCATTATGATCCTCTTAATGAAGAGATTGAAGTCAGATTAATTGATGATGAACTTGAAAGAGAGAATGCTAAAACAATCGGCTATTATGCAATGTTTGAATATACAAACGGCTTCAGAAAGACAATGTACTGGTCTAAAGAGAAGATGGAAGCACATGCGCTTAAGTATTCTCAAGGATATGCAGCAGACAAAAGAAAAGGCACTAACTGGACATTCTGGTCTAAGGATTTCGATGGAATGGCATACAAGACTATGCTCCGTCAGTTGATCAGTAAGTGGGGTATCATGTCAATTGATATGCAGAATGCTATTGATGCCGATATGGCAGTAATCAACAGCGATGGTACAAAAGAGTATGTTGATGCTCCTGTTACATTTGTAAACGATGAAGAACCACAGGAAGAAGCGCCTAAAGCAATCGAGCATGAAAGTTCAGCACCTAAAGCACCACAGCCACATGAAGAAGCTGACAAGGTTCTAGAAGAAGCAATGGTCAATACTGATTTTGGTGATGCTGAATTTGGTGACTTCGATGATGGTTATGATTATGAACAGTTCTAATTAAAGAAAGGAAGACATGAGGGATGGATGAAAAAAGAAGATGGATCAAGTTATATATGATGGACTACGACGAAGTCTATCATGATTCAAAAATGCTACACCTTTGGATTGACATCCTTCTTCATGCCAATCCTGTTGATTACTATCATCATGGCCAGCTTATCAAAAGAGGACAATGCATCTTGTCTCTAAGACAGGTATCAGAAAGATGCGGGATGGCAAAAAACACCATTACTAAATATCTTCACCTCTTAGAAGAGTGCGGAAAAATCAAATTAGATATATCTAGAAAAGGCACTCTTATAACAGTTGAAAACTGGGATAAATATCAGAACCGTGTCTCACCTAGTGTCCTAAAAATAGGACAAGAAGTAGGACAAGAGGTAGGACAAGAGGTAGGACAAGAGGTAGGACAAGAAGTAGGACAAGAGGTAGGACGTAATAAGAATAAAAGAATAAAAGAAATAAAGAATAAAAGAAGACTGACTAGACAGGAAGAAATCTTTAATTCTCTTGCTTCTAAGAATCTTGATAAATACTACTCCGATGTCTATGAGAAGTGTGATGCTTATGGTTTCGACAGGATTAATAATCTTGGTGCATTTGCTATCGCAGTTGCTGAAGAGTTAGCAGCTAAAAAGAAACCTGTACCAATAACAGAAAAAAAGAAACCAAAAAAAGGAAGAGTAACCGAAGAAGATAAAGAGAAGTTAAGAAGATTTATGGAAGGATTTGGAGGAGATTTATAACATGACAAATTTTGAATTTTATGAAGATGAAATTAAATCTAGAGGTTTCAATTTTGCGGTAGATAAATCAAACGGTGAGTTATTCTGCTGTAAGGAAGAAGGCTCATGCAGTAAATGTGAATTTTGTCCTGATAAAAAGGGATTGATAGATAAAAGAGCTAAATTCGTGTGTTCAAAAATCAATATCGTTAGATGGTTATATCAGAAGCACAAGATAAAAATGAATGCTCTGGAATACGGCTTACTTGAATATATGCTATCTGAAGGATATGAATGGGTATCACGTGATGATGATTTCACAATCACGTTCTTCACATTAAAGCCATTTGATAAGGATGGTACTTGGTTCTCTCCTGAGAACGGATTTGATGAACCACTAAGTTGTGTTCCTCTTTGTGAGAAGTTATTTGAATTCTTAAGAGAAGATGAATTATTTAACGTTGAAGAATTACTTAAAACGGCGGAGGTGATTGAAGATGAGTAACCTTTTAATAAAACATGCTGATATGACAAACGCTGAATTTAAAAAAATGCTCAAACAGGAATGTGAAAATAATGAAGAGTTGAGAGAAGAAATCAACGAGATAACAGGTATTTTCAGAAGAGCAATCGCAAAAGGCTATCCTAATTTTGATAATAGAGATGAATTCTATAACGAAATTGATGCTATGTTAAAAGTTAAAAAGCCAGTATTCATAAGAGACATAATCAGCAAAGAAGATCTTCAGAACGTTAAAGAAATAAGAGAGAGTCTTATTCAGGTCAATAAATTAATTTATGCAGTACTAGGAAAAATAAGAATGATATATATATTTATCACTCTTGAAGAAAACAAAGATAAATTTAACAGCTTTGTTAATCTTATAGAAGAATTAGAACGCAGTTCATCATTGCTAAGAAATAATGCATTGAAACATCTAGATTATGTTAATCGTGTTGTTGAATCTTTAGAAAGAGAGCTAAAAGAAGATGAATAGAGAAGATTTAAAAAGACCTAAACAGGTGGATTTCTTTGGGTATGATAACCGCAGTAATAGTTTCCTTGATAAGGATGGCTATATTGTGGCGTTAGAAAACTATTTAAGTGATTTAGAAAAGCGTTATAAGGAATTACAGGATGCTCTTGAAGCTGCAGGGGTAGGCAATGGAACTCTTTATAAATATGCGCTTAACACAGAAAGAGGATTAAGAACCGCAATTGGTGATGCAATGCCGGATGTATCAGAGTGGCGCCGTTTTGCTGAAGGATATGGCGAAGAGGAGTTATTTGACAAGTGTGTAAGCAAGCACAAGTCATATATAAACGGAGTGGCATGTTTCTATTCCTCACTCGCTTCAAAACAGGACGGTGTTGATGATGCTAGTTAACGATGAAAGAATGAAACTATTCATCAATGCAGCTTTAATGACTTGCATGGATTTAAATTATTACTTATTTCATAAAAAGAGCTGTCATGATGAGTGCTGTGACTGTCCTCTAGATAGCGTCGAAAGCATGATTGAATGGCTAAAAAGGGAGTGTAACAATGCTGAAAAATAGAAAAGAAAGAGAGGATTTCATCAACGACACAAGAAATTGGGAAATGATTGAAATCCCTACTCTTGAAGGCGCTAGAGCAAGAAGATTAAAAATCAGTGATGATATGTCTATCATCGTGATTGAGGTTGAATTTGTAAATGAATATGTCGGTCGTATTCATTGGTGTCCAGTATCCATGAAAAGATTTCACCACGAAAATAATTGCTTTGGCTATGACATAACAAAGAAAGATTTAGTGGATTACTTAACTAGCCATAAGAAAGATAAATATATCAAAGATTTTGAAGTGAAAGGAGACGAGTAAATATGGTTTTTAGCGCCGAAAAAGTACAGGAAATTGTAGAAGAGAAGGAAGCCGAATATAAGAAGCTAGAAGAAGAGTATTCCTTTTTAAAAGAAGAATATGAAGAACTTGAAGAAGTATGCCAAGAATTGAAAAAAGACAAAAAAACTTTAATGAAAGCGAATGCAACTGTATTGAACTTCTACAGAGAAGATTGTGGGAAAATGGATGATCTTCAGAAGTTGAATAATAAACTTGTTAAAAGCTGTAAAAAGGCTAACAGGGATTTCTTTATTCTTGCAGCAGCTTATGTTGCTACACTAGTGCTAATGATTTACTTATTTATCAGATAGGAGTGATATAGATGTTTTTATTGCAGGTATTAGAAAATGTATTTTCTGTGTTTGCTATCGTTATGCTGATTGTTGGCGTTCTTATTGTGGTATCTGTGATTGCAATTGCAGTTTTCGTTATTGTGTCGGTCGTTGTGAATGGCATAGAAGAAGATAAGGAGAATAATAATCTGTGATTACTTCAAGTCAGATCAATGAAATATTAGGCATTACAGAGTCGTTTCAGTTGCATGGAGCACTTAAAGACATTCTTTTTGATAAAGATAAACGACTCAAGATATTTAAAAGATTTCTAGAGATAGAGAATAATCTAGATAAAGATTGGTTCACAAATTACTTCCAGGAAGAACAGGCAAACAGAAGCAATCTCAAACAGGACTATACTCCTCATTGCTTATGTGATTTAGTTAATAGATTAATTCCCCAACAGTCGGAAACTATTTACGATGAATGCTGTGGGATTGGTGGTTTGACTATTTCAGCATGGAAAGAGCACCGAGAAAGTATATTTTATCTAGAGGAGTTATCAGACAACTCTGTGATGCTTCTCTTATTCAATCTATCAATAAGAGGAATAAACGCATATGTTAAGCATGGTGATGTCTTGACTAATCAATTCAAGAAAGTCTACAAGCTTACGAATAACGGTGAGTTTAGTGATATAGAAGTGGTAGAGGATGCTGATAATGAATTTAAAGCTGATGTAGTTATCAGCAACCCTCCTTATTCTCTTAAGTTTGATAATGTTGATAACTATAAGTATGATGCTAGATTCTCTAATTATGGAATTCCACCTAAAAGCAAGGCTGATTATGCATTTGTGCTGCATGGTTTATCACATCTGAAAGAAAACGGCTCAGCTTTCTTTATTTTGCCTCATGGGGTATTGTTCCGAGGCTCAAAAGAGAGAGACATTAGAAAACTGCTGATTGATGATAATCTGCTTGATGCAGTTATTGGACTTCCTAGTAATTTGTTCCTGAATACTCAGATTCCTGTTTGTGTGCTGATTTTCAGGAAGACAAGAAATGACAAGGATATACTCTTTATAGATGCCTCAAAAGAGTTTGTAAAAGAAGGCAAGCAGAACTATTTGAGCGATGATCAGATAGAAAAGATTAAATCAGCATATTCACTTAGAAAAGATATTGATAAGTTCAGCCATGTCGCTTCACTAGAAGAAATCAAAAAGAATGACTACAATCTCAATATTCCTCGATATGTTGACACATCAGAAGAAAAAGAGCCTGTTGATCTAGCGCAAGTAGTAAGTGAACTAGTACAGATTGAAACTGAAATAGAATCCACCGAAAAAGAATTCGTGGCAATGCTGAAGGACTTGAGAGGCCCTCAAAGTTATGAGATAGAGAAAAACAAGCTTATCAGTCAATTAGAGAATAGTAAGAAGCATTCATATACAAATATGCTTAACGCTGCAAATGACTTTTTAGAGAAGTCTAAAGAAGAATTGAAGGATAATCACGTTGTTAATCTCTTAGACATAGCAACAATTGAAAGAAGCAAGAAAAACAAGGCCTATAAGAAAGGCTCTATTCTGTTATGAAATGACGATTGTCAAGTGGAAATAACACATTTCTTTGATTTTCGTTTTTCGTTTTTCCGTTTTTTCGTTTTATTTTGTTTTTTAAATCAAGGAC